TCAGGCAGCTGGGAGCAGGAACTGTTGCATCGCCGCATCACCCCCGCCCACGAGCGAGCTTAGCTGCATCACCTCGACGATCAGCTCGGCCGAGGGATCGTAGCCGTCGGCCGTCTGGGCCGCCGCCGTGTACAGAAACGCAGGTGCGGCGACCTCGGCAATCTGCGCCGATGCCCCATCGGCCTGAACCCGAATCTGATAGGCTTCGCGCTCCTCGCCCAGCGGCGCGTCGCTCCCATCCAGCCAGTCGAAACCCTGACGGCTGCGCCGCGCCCAACCGAACCTGATGTCTCCATTCGTTTCTCGCCGCGCCCACATATGCGCAGGAGCAAGCGGCCGGAGAGCCCTGCCCCGCAAGAAGAAATCCTGCGCCGCCACCGCCCCGGCCATTTCGTGCGGCCCGACAGCCTTGAATCGCAGCGTTCCGCCCACCGATCCGAGCGGCGCGTCGAACGGGGTCAACCCTTCAGGAGACAGCAGCACGAAGCGGTCGCCAGCGACATGCAGCCCAGCAGCAGCCTCCGTGGCGCGCCGGCCACGCAGCAGCCCACCAAGACGGAAGCGCCGCACGCCCGTCGCAGCCGCGCTCGTAAACTGCACGATCTCGTCACCGATGAGCGCAAGGTTCGCCCCCCCGAGCACCGAGGAGGCGCTCCGGCTCTCCAGCCACATCGCCTCGTTGAGAAGCTCGACCTCGACCGACGACTTGCGGTCCCAGCGGTCGGTTGGCCCCGCCGCCAGCTCGCCTATGGCGTGCCCGATGACAGCCGGCCCAACCAGCGCGACGCTCGTATAGCTGGTGCCGCCATCCATGCTCGCCAGCACTTCGGCGCGGCGCCAGCCTTCGCCGGTTCCGGCAGCCGCCAGCCACAGCCGCGGAGTCGTCGGCAGCTCGCCGGGAAGCGGCGGCAGGTCGAGCACATGCAGCACCGTCGTTCCGGCCGGCGCATCCACCTCCCGCAGGCTGCGCCCCGCTTCGCCAGGAGGCAGCGAAACCCGTCTCGGCCCCCCATCGCGCTCGATTTCGAGCGCAATCCCCAGCCCTTCCATCGCCCAGTGCCGCACATGCCACGCAGCCCCGTCCGCCATATGGAAGGTGTCGCCGGGCTGCAGTCGCGCATGCCGCCACGGCAGCCGGACCGCGCCGTGCACGCGCTTCGCCCAGGCATCGCCAAGCAGCCGCTCGGCCACCCGCTTGCCCTCGGCCGCCGTCATCGTGACGGGCAACTCACGCAAGTCAGCCTGACCGCCCGCCCCCAGCCTCCGGGCCCGCTGGAGCCCCGGCTGATAGTCGCGCTCGGTATCGAAGAAGCCGACGACGACCTCCTCCGGCAGAGCGTCCGCCGCTATGCGCTGCTCACGCCGACCTTCCGCGCCCGTTCCGGTCATGGTGCCGAAATCTTCGTCCGCGACGCTTCCGGCATCGTCTCCACCGAATGCAAGCCGACCCTGCTCGTCGCGTGCGGCGAGCGGCGCCAATGCCGACAATTGCTCGATTACCGTGCGCAAGCTCGTAACTCGCCCGACCGCGAACCCGCGGACGGGCTCGGTCGCGGAGGCGGCATCGGGAACGTCGATCCCTGCGGCCGTGCTCAGATCCTGGACGATCGCGCCGATCGTCACCGGTCCGGTGTCGGCCTCGACCTCGAAAGTGAGGTTCGGCACCCGGTTGGCATAGTCGCCGAGCGGCAGATCCTCGAACACCACATAGGCCAGCCCCCTATAGCCCGGCGTGCCGTCCGCCCCTTCCGCAGTTGCGATCAGCGGATCGGCTGCCTGATCCTCGGCGCCCGAATGAAGGCGCATCACCGCCGGAACGAGGAACTCGCCCGTGCTCCCGCGCATCAGCTTTCCGTCCGCCCAGATCCGCCGGACGGCAACGACCGGCCGCGCTGACAATGCGACGGCGAAGGACGCGCTATAGCTGTAGGTGGTCGTCCGCCCGCCCGTCCGCTTGCCGCCGCTGCTCTGCGATGTCTCCTTCAGCCCTGTCGACCAGATCATCTGGCCCGCGACCCGCACCAGCCCATAGAGTCGCGGCAGCGCCTCCCCATAGCTCGATCCCTGCACCGCCAGATCGGCCAGCCGTGGCCCATCGCGGCGCCTGCCGCCGAGCAGCAGCCGATCCCCGACGCTTCCCACCACCGCACCCAAGGCGCGCCCGACCGGCCCGCCAACCAGTCCGCCGACCGTTCCGAGCACCAGCGTCGCCATCTACGCCTCCTCCGGCATCCGCCAGGCGCCGATCAGGCGCCAGCCGCTATCGACAGGTCCCACGACGACACGCCGCAGCCCTGCATGGGCATGCACGACCATCCCGCCGCCACACGCAACAGCCAGGTGCCTGAGGCCACGCCCGGGCTCGACCACCAGCACGTCCCCGCGCTCGGCACCTTCGACCATCCGAAACCCCATTCCCGCCAAAGCGCCGTCGAGCGCCTCGGCCCCCTCGCCCCGCAAATCATAGTCCACCCGATCCGCCACCATGACGCCGACCGCTTGTGCCGCATGAATCACCACGCCCAGGCAGTCGAGCCCGACACCGACGAGCCGCCCCTGCGGACGGAACCTCGTCCCCACACAGCCGCGCGCAGCTGCAACGATCTCGTCCGCCCGCCGGTGCATCCTCAAACCCCCGGATAGCGCAGCAGCGCATCCGTCCCCGGCACATGCGGCTCGCCCCTGAAGTTGAGCGCATTGCCGAACCTGCCGCGGCAGCTCGCGAACCGCTTGTCGCACCCGGCCCGCAGCTCCACGCGGTCCCCGGCCGCCGGAACCGCCGCCAACGCCTCGCGCAACGTCACGGTCGCGCCATCCGACTCCATGATCTCGACCGTCGTCCCGGCGCAGGGCCCATCGAGGAACCGCGCACATCCATAAGCGAACCACCCCGCCGCCACGGGCTCGATGTCGAGCGTCACGACCGATCCGGCACAGCCAGTGACCCGTGCCGTTCCAGTCCACCGCGCGAGATCGACCCGGCAACGCCGGTCCCCCAGGTCCGCCCGGCATTCGGGCGACAGCAGCTCGACCGGCGACGCCGCAAAGGCATGCGTCGGCCCCCGAAGCTCCGCCGTGAATGCCGCATCCCGACGCTCGACCTCGCCGATGGTCCCGCGTGCCAGCGCCATCGGCCCCACCTCAGGCGCTTCCCAGTCGACCATGAATATCTCGACCCGCGCTGCATCGAACCGCCCGGCGGCAAGGTCGGCATCGGATATCCCGTCCCCCGTTAGCGCCCCGGCCACCTCCATCGTGTCGACGTCGAACCCGTCCGACAGCGTGATCGCGGACGGCATCATCCCCGGTGCCGAACGATATTCCAGCCCCGCCACCCACAGCGCCCGATCATGTGTCGTGAACCCCAGCGCCACGCCATCCCGGCGCACGATCCGCCAGCATAGCGCAAGCGTCGTCACCTCTGCCGCGAGCCTCGCGGCGAATTCCGGCGTCACCTGCCGCATGATGCCCTCCCCTCAGGCCTCTCGAACTTCGACGAGCGGGATCGACGGGATCTCCCCCGCCGCGAATGCCGCCGTCGAGACCTCCAACCGGTCCTCACCGAAACGCACGGGCACGTCGTAGCGAAACCCCGCCGTCACCACAGCGCCTGCCGCCGGCGCGGTATCGAACTCGACCGCCCCGCCATCGCCCATAATCCAGTCGCTGCTCCGCTCGACGCCCCCGACAGCAACACGCACCGACCCGATCTCCGGCCGCGTCACCCGCCGCACCTGAGCCTCGGCCCCCGTCCCATAGCGCTTCACCAGCTCGAACCGCGTCCGAACGCCATCCGCCGTCCCAAGCACCTGATCCGCAGGCCCTGGCACGCCATTCCCATCCGCCGAGCTATGATCCGCCGGATCGCGGAACCGGAACCCCACCGCCGCCCCGCGTCGCGCCCGGAAGAAGGCCACGACCTCCGCCAGATCGGCCTCGGACCGCACCCCCAGCCCCGCGTCGAACCGCATGCGCGCCTCGGCCCAGTCGCTGTTCCGCTGCTCGAACCCCGACGCCGCCGTCACCACCGTCGTCGAGAATTCCGGCCCGCCGCTCGCCCCCATCCCGACCTCGATCGGGAACCGCACGTCATGGAAGGTCTCCACCCCATCCTCCCCGCCCGCAAAATATGTGAACCCGTCGCGCATCACCTGGGGCAGCGCCCAGACGAACACCTCGCCGACGCCGCGCGCCATCGCCCGTTGCACCGCTTCCCCGATCGCCTGCCACTGCCCGGCGTCCTCCGGCCGGGCGACGAACCCGCCGAAATAATGCTGCTCAGCCGCCGGATAGCCCAGCTGCCCCGTCACCGCCGCCACCGCCCGCCGCGACCCGGAAGCGTCCTCGCGCGTCACGAAGTCATAATCCTCGAGCTGCAGCACATCGAACGCCGGCCGCACCCAGGCAGCCGGCATGTTCACCCGCTCCAAATTTGGTGCCGCTGCATCCAGCACCTGTGGCGCATAGAAGAGCAGGCAGACCTCGGCGCCAGGAAATTCTGCCTTCGCCGCATCCCGCAACGCCAGCGTCGACCGTCCCAGCACCTCGCCCAGCCAGTCGAGGTAAAGCCCCTGCGCCGCGCTCACCGCCTCCCGCACATCCGTCATCGGCGCGGGCGCCGGCTGGCCCGTCTCCGCCACATAAGCTGCCACCGCCGCCGTATCATAGAAGCAGGGCGTGCGGTCCTCCCCGAACCCCGTCCACCACCACGGCTCGCCGATCTGCACGCGCACATCCTGCCCCGCCGCCGCCGCGATCCCCGCGAACGCCAGCAGAACGTCTTCAAGAAACGCCATGGCGTCCGTATTTGCCGGAGACAGCAGCGTCGACGGCGGCTCCCACCCCGTCAGCGCCGGCGCCCCATCGTGCGCCCGCTGCTTCCACGCCTCCGGCGCATGCATGTCGAGCAACTCGTAGGACAGGGACAGGATCAGCCCGATCCCCAGCTCCGCCGCCCGCGCCGCAAGGTCCACATGCCACGCCCGGCACGGCGCATTGATCCCGCCGGACGCCGTGAACCGCGTCCCATCCCAGGCCAGCTCGAAATAATGGCTCATCCCGACATAGTGGTTGAGCCGCTCCCGATACCCGAGCGCCACGATGTTCCGCAGCACCCGCGCCGGCGTCAGATGATAGCTGTCGTCATACCCCCCGGCTATCCGCAGCGCATGCGGCGGCACCACCGCATCGCCGAGCGCCAGCGTCGACCCGCTTCCCTCGCAGGCGATATCCTCGACGAACACCGTCCCCTCGACGCGCGCCGCCAGCACCCCGTCCACACCCGTGAACCCAACAGGCGCGACCGACAGGAACATCCGGTCGATATCCCCCGCCCACACCGCCTCCCCCGGCAGCACGAACCCGCTCTCCAGCGCATCGAAGTCGATCACGACCGCCGCGTCGAGCGGCGTCCCCTCCGCATAGTTCCACAGCCTGACATACCAGCTCCGCGCCGCGCCCGCCGCATCGCGCCCCTCGATGGTCAGCGTCGGGCCATTGATGGCATCGAGCAGCAGCACGCCGCCCGTCGACCGCCACCGGAAGCTCAGCCGGCACCCGCGATAGTCGCGGCTGGTCTCGTAGCGCAGCAGCGCATGGTCGTGCCGGTCCTCGCTCTCCCAGATCAGCCCCGCCAGGTCGCTCGTCCGGTAGAAGGCGCAGTCGACCCGCAGCGCATCGGCTGCGGTCGTCACCACACTGGCCATCATCGGGCGCGGGAAGTTCACCGTCCAGAAGCGCGGATCGAACCGCTTCATCCAGTCGGTCGGCAGGCCCACGCAGTCCCGCCCTGATGCCAGCCAATATCCCATCAGCCGTCCACCTCGGCCTTTGCCAGCGCCCGCCGCACCGCCCGCGCCACCTGGTCCCCGGTCCGCGCCATGAACGGCGCCCCCGCCTCGCGCGGCACCGAGACATTGACGTTCACCGTCACCGCTCGTCCACCGGACTGCGGCACCGGCGCAACCCGACCATCGCCGCGCGGCACGAACATCTCCGGCCCGCGCTCGCCCACCATATAGGCCCGCCCGCCGGTCACTGGACCACCAGTGGCCCGCCCCGGCGATCCGAGCAACGGTCCGACCAGCGATCCAAGAACCCCACCCGACTTGCCGCGCCCGATCTCCCCGATCCCTGCGCGCACCGCATCTCCCGCGATATCCGCCAGTACCGAAAGCGCCAATTGCCGCAAATCCTCGAAGCCGAGCTTGCCCGTCCGCACGAACCGCTCGATCGCGCCCTCCATCGCACGCCCGGCGTTCGCCGCGCCACGCGCCAGCGGCCCCTCCAACTCGGCCCGCATCGCCCCCACGTCGCGCGCGAACGCCCCCGTATCCGCCCGCACCCTCACGAGCAGGCTGTCCAGTTCCTCATCCATCCGGAAAAAGCTCCTTCAGCCGCTCCAGCTCGACGCGCCCCAGCGCCTCGCCGCCCACATCCCCAACGACGCCACGCAACGTCGCCACCAACTCGGCCGGCGTCGCCCCCCAGAACTCCCCCGGCCGCCACGCCAGCATTCCGCACGCCACCGACGCAGCCCGCTCGGCACACGCCCGAAACGCCCCTTCCCCCTCCCTGTCATTCCCGCGAAAGCGGGAACCCAGCCCATCAGCTTCTCCCCATCCGCTTATCCCGAGCGCAGTCGAGGGACGCACCCTGCCCGAGTGCGTCCCTCGACTGCGCTCGGGATAAGCGGATTTGGGTAGATGGCATGGACCGCTGGGTTCCCGCTTTCGCGGGAATGACAAGGAAGGATGAGGATCATCACGTTCCACGCTCACCGCCCCGCCAGCACCTGCGCCAGCACAGCACGCACCGCCGGCAGCACGTTCGCGACCCCGGCCGCAACCACCGCCTCGCCAAAGGCCCCGCGCTCCGGCCGCTCCCCGCTCAAACAGTGCCACAGCAGCGCCACCATCTCGGCGACGGACAGCCGCCCCTCCGCCGCCCGCTCGACCAGCCCGAACAGCGGCCCGACCTCGTCCTCCGCCGCCACCAGCGCCTCGAACGTCGGCCGCAGCGTCCAGCACGCGTCCCCGCACCGCAGCTCCGCCTCCCCTCGCGCCGGGTTCACAGCAGGCTCACCGCACCGGAGGATTCCAGGTTGACCGAATAGGTCCGCTCCCCGTTGAAATCCCCGGCATAGTCGAGCCGCGCCACCAGGAACCGCCCCTGCACCCGCTCCCCGCTCTCGAAGCTCACCTCATAGTCGTCGAGCGTCCCCGCCAGCGCCGAGGCCTTCATCCGCCCCTCCGCCGCCGATCCCGTGAACACACCCGATCCGCCAATCGACACCGATCTCACGCCGGCCCCGGACAGCAGCTCGCGCCACCCGCCCGATCCCTTGTTGGTCACCACCACCTGCTCGGCGTTCACCGCCAGCGTCGTCGTCCGCAGCCCCGCCACCGTCTGATAGGTCGGCGTCGCCGCCCCATCCGACACCTTCAGCAGGAACGCGCTTCCCTTCTCCACCGCCATCCGCTCCCCTTCCCCTCAATCCTCAAACCGCCTCCGTCCGCGCCCTGATCTCCAGGACACCGCGCGTCGCCCCCTCCACATCGGCCGTCGTGAAGCTGCGGCTCACCCGCGCCCACACCAGCACATGCCCGTCGAGCGCGCCCGACAAGCCGGTGATCGCCGCCTCGATCAGCGCCATGACGCCCTTGGCCCCCGCAACCCCCGGCCCTTCGTCCCACACCGAAACAGTCAGCCGATGCTCGCAGCCCGAGCCGGTCTTGCTCCCCGCGTCGCTGACGACGTCGGGCCCGAGGGTCAAATAGGGAAGCACGGCCGCCGGCCGCGGCCCGTCGAACACGCCGGACACCACCGCCATCAGCGCCGCATCCCCACGCAACGCCGCAACCAGCCCCCGCTGCAACGCCAGGCTCGCCCCACCCATAACCACCTCCTGCAAACTCCCTCGCCCGTTCAGAAGACAGGGCCCGGCGGAGCCGTGAGGGTGAGGGGAGCGGGCGCACCAAGCTTCATCAGCAAGAGCTGGCATTCCCGCGAAAGCGGGAACCCAGCACTCACATTCCACCCTTCACCAACCCCGCTCATCCCGAGCGGGGTTGAGTGACTGACACAGCCGCTAGGTTCTCGCCTTCGCGGGAATGACAGCTCTTGAATGTCGCGGCAGATACCCCCTTCGCCCACCCCCTCCCGACAGGGAGAGGGAGCAGCCCCCTACTTCCGCGTCCGCAACGCTTGCGCCCCCAGCACCAGCGCTGCCAGCGCCAGGTCCGGCAGCACCGATCGCGTCCCGAGCACCCGCTCGCGCAGCCCCTCGCCGCGAAGCTCTACGCCCTCGTCCACTTTCCGCGCCTCGATGCGCGGCAGCTCACGCGCCGCAGCTTCAACCACCGCGCCGCCCAGTTCGGTGACCCGCCGCTCCGCCGCCTTCGCACCCAGCCGCAATAGCCCTCGCACCAAAGACTCCACCCGCATCACCCGCGCTCCTCCACCAGCAGCTCGATCCAGTCGGGCCGCACTGCATTCTTCTCGACGCTCAGCACCGCCAGCACCCGCCCGCGCCATGTCAGCCGGCAGGTCAGGTCGACCCGCGCGGCGCTCCTAAGCCGCACCCGATGCCGCTGCCGTCGCGTCCGCTGCTCGGCCTCGACCCCCGGCCCGAAGCCGGACGCGGCGATCTCCGCCCACAGCACGCCCTCGGACGTCCACGCCCCGGCCTCGCCGCCATATTCGTCAGCGACCCCGACCCACCGCTCGAGCGCCATCCGCTCGCAAAGTCGCCCTGCAAGCTCCGCCATCAGAACCTCCGTCGAAAATCGGTGCCCGCTCGGTCAGGCCGGCGACATCACCGCAGCCGCATGCGCCGCCAGGGGCGCCACAACGCCGCCACCGCCGCCGGCGGCCCCCGGTCGTCGGCGCCGTCGCGGTTCGCGTAGAGATGCCCGACCAGCCGCACGATCCCCTGCCGCAGCGGCTCGGGAACCCCGTTCCAGTCCACCGCCATCCCGGCGCGATAGGTCACGCGCACCCGCTCGAAGCCGGGAGCGGATACCCGCACCCACCCGTCGCCGTTCGCATCGATGTCCGTCTCGAACCCGCCTGCCGGCAGCGCCGTCCCATCCGCGCTGCTCACCCCGACGATCGCGCCCACCGGCGTCGCCGAAAGCCGTTGCCAGCTCGCGCAGCCCGCCGCCGTCTCCCGCACCTCGCGTGCGATCAGCATCCGCCCGGTGAATGCCTCGCACAGCGCCCGCGCCGTGCGCAGCAAGCCACCCAGCAGCGCATCCTCCTCGACATGATCGACGCGCAGATAGGCTTTCGCCTCGACGATGCTTGCCGGCTCCGCCGCCGGAATGTCCTCCGTCAGCATCAGCGCTCCTCCACCCGCAGCACCAGCGTCCGCTCGTCCGTCCGCCCATCGGACAAGGTCACCTGGTTCCCGACCCGGTAGACCTTCCCCGCCACGCCACCCTCCAGCGTCGCGGCGGTGCGCGTCGGCAGCACCGTCTCCGCCACCACGCGCACGCCGCCCTCCTCATCCGGAGCAACGCTCCAGACGCTCCCGCTCACCGTCTGTCCGTCGAGATAGCCCGCGCCCCAGTCGACCGAGTAATCGACCGCCGCCTGCGGATCCTTCAGATAATAGCCCATCGCACCCCCCGATCCTGCCCGTCGCGCGCCTCAGACCGGTGCAGCGATCTCGACGTCCCACGCCCCGATGTTCACCGCCCCACCAAGGCTCACACCCTGAGCCGGGCAGGTCGTGACGTAGAGCACCCGCGCCCCGTCGAGCAGCGCGACATGCGTCGCCGTTCCCCCCGCGATCACCGGCAGCGCCGCCTTCGCCGTGACCGACAATTTCCGCCCCGACACGTCCCCGGCGGCCAGCGTAAAGTCGGATGTCCCCATCGCCGCCTCCGCGAGCCGTGCGCTCAGCGCGCCGGCATAGTCCGCCGGCGCCGAAGGCAGCGCCACCATCCGGGTCGCCCCGCGCACCACCCCGAGCGCCGCGTCCAGCACGTCGCCATGTACCGATTTCGCCATTTGCCCCTCCGTCTCAGGAAAGCGGCACGCCCGTCGCGTGCGCCTCGCCCCTCACCGCCATCACCCGTCCCGGCCCCATCGTCGGCGCAAGCGCCCGAACGACCCGAGCCGCCTCTCCCGACAGCGCATGCCGCGCATCCGCCGGGAACAGCGCCCCCGTCCAACCGACGCTGGCCACACCTGCCGCCATCCCATGCCCTGCATCCGCCGGACCAAGGCCGTAGCTGACCCCGACCGTCGCGCTGCCGCTCGCGGTGCCCGAAACGCCATCCGTCGCAGCGACGATCACCCCCGGCAACGCCGTCATCGGCAGCGGAAATGGCTGAAGCGGAACGAACATCACGCGATCTCCCCGCCGGCCAGATTCCCCACCGCCGGTTCCCGCCCATAAAGATGCCGGACCTTGACCGTCCCCGCCGGCACCCCAGCCAAAGTCAGCCGCACCGCACCGCCGACGAGTGCCGCGTCCGTGATCGTCAACAGCGAGGCGAAGTCATTGCTGGACGCCTGCCACCCGGTCAGCGCACCCGCGCCTGCCGCGCCGACAACCGTGCCGCGCGCACTCAACCCGACCCAGACCTCATTCCCGATCACCGTCGCCAGCGCCGCCGCCGGCCCCCGCGCATCGACGCTCAGCGCCCCTCGCGCCGCCGCATAGCTCCGCGCGAACCGCCGCCCTGCCTCCTGGTAACCGGCGCTGGTATAGTGAAGGTCGTCGGCCATCGGCAGGTCGATCGCATGATGGCTGATGGCCGCCCCCGCCGTCGCATCCGCCCACTCGACCTGCGCCTGCCGGACCGTCTGCCACCCGGCATCCGTCCCCGACGTGCTCCCGACATTGCGCCCCGTCACCCCGATCAGGAACCGCAGCTGGCCGCTCGAACGCGCCGTCGCGCTCCGCCACCCGTCGTAGAGCTGGCCCAGCGCCGTCTTGTACGCGGCCAGCGTCGTCGATCCGCCATCGGCCTCCCCCTGCGCCCACAGCACGCCCTCGACATCGCCGCCGATGGCCGCCAGCCGCGTCATCTTCGCCGTCCAGTTCGAACTCCCCGGCACATGGCTCGCGATCGCCGTCGCGCCCACACCCAGGTTCGTCACCGCGACCGGCACCCCGAGATACCCCCGCAGCGCATTCGCCAGCGCCTTCTCCCCGGCCCCGGTCGGCAGCGCCCACAGGCTTCCGTCGAACCGGGACGTAAGGTCGTCCGCCGTATCGCCGCCCGCCGACGATCCCAGCCCCACCGCATTCGACTGCCCGTCGACGACCAGCACGACGCCGACGCCGAACTTCCCCGCCGTCACACCCTCCGCAGCGCCGCCGGCCCACCGCACCCGCAGCCGATACCAGCCGCCCTGCGGCACATCCGCATCGCCCGCCCACGCCCCGCTGCCCAAGCTCGGGCTCCCGACCGCGCTCCAGTCCCGCCCCGGCACCAGCGTGAAGGTCCCCGGCGTCAGCTCCTGCTCCAGCCGCCACTCGATCCCGGTGGGCGTCCCGTTCGCATAGGTCCCTGTCAGCCGCAGCACCTTCGAGGTCGCGCCCTTCGCCCGCTGCACGATGCGCCGCGCCCCGATCTCGTCCACCGAGACCAGCGGCCCGCTGGACACCGTCCCTGCCTCGAAATCGTCGAACGCCGGGTCGGTCCCGCCACCCGGCGCCAGCGATGCCCACAGCCCTGCCTTGGTGATCCCGGAGAACACCGCGTCCGCCACGTCATAGCCGCCCGCGACCCCGATCTGCGTCCCGCCGACGAACGCCTTGACCGTCGTCCCCTCGATCTGCAGCTTCCAGGTCTGCCCCGCAACGAGGCTCAGCCCGCCGATCAGCACGACGCGCTGCGACGTGCTGCTCCCCACCCGCTTGTAGATTTCGACCTGGGTCGAGGTCCACGCGCGCATCCCGATATGGTTCAGCTGGTCGACCGCCCGCACCGCCAGCGCCACCGGCACCGAGGCCGTCAGCGGCCCATGGACCTTCGCCTGCGCATAATGGTCGGCAGCGCCCGCCTCGATCCGCCCCAGGCATCCGTTCGAGCTCATATTCTTGAGCTGCCCGGACGCGTTGATCTTCAGCCCCTGCACGTCGGCCGTAAACGTCCCCGCGCAGCTCCAGCTCTTCCCCCCGACCGTGCGCCCGTTCAGCACCGCATCCGCGACGCCGGTGAAATCGTCCGCGAACGTCTGCGGCATCGCCACCCCCTCGAACGGAAAAAGGCCGCGGAACCCTCGCTCCGCGGCCAGCCATCACATGCTCTGTTCCGCTTAGCTCGCGGCGAACTTCAGCAGCTTGATCGCCTCCGAATTCACCACCGCGCCGCCCACGCGCTTTGTCGCATAGAAGTGGACGAACGGCTTGTTGGTGAACGGATCGCGCAGGATGCGCACCCCCGTCCGCTCGGCGATCACATAGCCCAGCCGGAAATTGCCGAACGCCACAGACAGCGCATCCGCCGCCACGTCCGGCATGTCCTCGGCCTCCACCACCGGATAGCCGAGCAGCGTCGCCCCCTGCCCCTCGGACAGCCCCGGCCGCCACAGGAAGTTCCCATCCCCGTCCTTGAACTTCCGCACGCGCGCCAGCGTCGCGGAGTTCATCACGAAGTTCGCGCCTTGCCGGTAAGCCGGCCGCAGCTTGTGCACGAGGTCGATCAGCTTGTCCGCCGGATCGCTCGCCGGGAACGCCCCCGCCGCACCCGTCGGCACATATTGCAGCGTCCCGAACGCCCGCACGCCGTCCGCCGTCGTCGCCACCGGATAGCTCAGGAAGCCCTTCGGCCGGTTCGTGCCATTGCCTGCAACGAACGCCGCGCCCTCGGCGCGGGCGAACTCATTGCCGATCTCCTGCGCCAGCCAGCCCTCCACGTCGAAGGCCGCGTCGTCGAGCATTCCCTGACTCGCCGCCGGATTGGCATAAAGCTCGCCCATCGGCGGCGCGATCTCCGCGAAGTCCGGCGTGTCCGTCTCCGGCCGCCCCGCCACCTCGCTGACCCAGCCCGACACGATACCCGTCGTCGCGATCAGCTTGCGGTAATTGGCGCTCCCCACGCCCACGACATTGGCGATGCGCCGGATCGGCGAGACATCCTTCAGAACCGTATCGATTGCCCGGTCCAGCGTCTCCGGCACCGCATAGCCGCCGTCCGCACCCGTCGCCGAAGACAGCGACTTCAGCTCCACTCCGCTCTCCATGCCCTTCCTCAGATAGCGTTCGACGAACGCCTTCCGCTCCGGCTGGCCATCCTCCTCGCCCCCGCCAATTGCCGGCCGTGCCATCGCCGCGACGCGCCCCGACAGCCTGGACACCTCCGCCCGCAACTCCGCCATATCGTCCGCCCCGTCGAACACCGCCTCGAGCGCCTTCACTTCATAGCCTTCGCTCATTCCGCGTCCCCTTCGCTCCACCCCAGAACTCGTGCCAATTTCTGCATCGGGAATGTCACCAGCGACACCTCGACCAGCTCCACCTCCAGCAGCTCGCGCAACGCACGCCCGTTCCGCGCCCGCTTCACCCGATAGCCGATGGAAAGCCCCGACAGCGCCCCGCCCTTCAGCAGCGCGAGCGCGTCGCTTCCCCGCCGCGTCGCCGCGACGCTGGCGACGACCCGCAGCCCCCGCGCATCCTCGCCGAGCGTCTCGACGATCCCGATCGGCTCCCCGCTCTCATGCTGCCACAGCAGCGGCACCCCCGCCTTCGCGCCCGCAAAGGCCCCCCGCCGCACCACGTCGCGCCCGCCGTCCCCGACGTCGAACACGCTCGCATAACCCGCGATCCTCGCCATCGTCGCTCACCCCTCGACCAGCCCCGAAAGCCCCAGCCGCACCGCCAGCCCGATCAGCAGCAGCGCCAATATCCCGCGCACCACCCACCCGATCACCGCCGTCCGTGCCGCGCGCTTGGCATCCCGCCATGCCCCCAGCAGCTCGCGCAGTTCCGCCACGTCCGCCCCGGCCGTCCCGTCGCCCAGCCCGATCCGCGCCAGCGCCCGCGCCGCGCCCGTCTCGCTCGCCTCCTCGACCAGCGCCCGCAGCGTCAGCAGGTCCGCGCCCTGCGCTTCCGCCTGCGCGATCAGTCTCGCCAGCATCGCCGTCATCGCATTCCTCCTTCCGCAACACCGGCGCCGAACACCGCGCCGGTCCTCAAATCCCCAGCATCGCGCGCTTCTCCTCATCACTGAGGAAGCCCGCCGTGCCCACCTGAGCCCACAGCCGCTCGCGGTCGGCGCTCAGCGCCGGGATCGCATCGCGGTCGACGTCCAGTTCAAGCTCCGGCCACCACGCCCGCAGATATCCGCCAAGCGCCGCGCACATCTTCGCCATCACCGGCAGGATGGTCAGCCGCCACAGCGCCACGTTCGCCTCGCGATAGTTCGAATAGGTGTTGTCCCCCGGCAGCCCGAGCAGCATCGGCGGCACCCCGAAGGCCAGCGCGATCTCGCGCGCCGCCGCTTCCCGCGCCCCGGCGAAATCCATCTCGGCGGGGGTCAGCGACAGCGCCTGCCATTTCAGGCCGCCCTCCAGCAGCATCGGCCGCCCCGCGTTGGCGGCTCCCTGGAACCCGGCCTCCATCTCGCTCTTCAGTCGCGCGAACTGGTCGCCTGAAAGCGTCCCGTCACCGCCCTCGAACACCAGCGCCCCCGATGGCCGCGCCGCATTGTCGAGCAGCGCCTTGTTCCACCTGGCCGCCGCATTGTGCACCGCGACCGCCCCGCTCGCCGCCGCCAGCGCACCCGCGCCATAATGATCGTCGAGCGGATGGAAGCTCCTGATGTGCAGAAGCCCCCCACGCCCGTCGCTCCCCTCGACCGGAAACCGCGCCGAATTCCCGCCTGCCCGGTAGACATGCGCCACCGGCCACCCGGACGTCCCGGTCTCCACCGTCACCCGCTCCGGCCGCAGCACATAGATTTCGGCAGGCGCCCCATCGCCGCCGCGCACGAATTCCAGATAGGCGTTCCCGTGCAGCGCCAGATGGCTGATGACGGTTTCCACCATCTCCACGCCCGCCTGCCCCGCATTCGGCCGCCGCAATAGCTCCAGCGCCTTATGCCCCGCCGGCCGGCTCACGAACGGCGCACTTCCCGCCCCCTCCGCCACCAGCCGCACCGCCCGTTGCGCAATCGGATTGGCGAGATAGGCTTCCCGAGCCTGCCCCTCATAGGATCGCGGCCCCTCGCCCGATCCCCACCCGCTCACCCACGCCACCTGCGACCGCTGCAGCCCGCTGCGCGCCTTGCGAAACCACCCCAATGCCATCCACCCCTCCATCTTGTCCCTCGTCCCTCAGGCCGGCAGGAGGGTGAGCGGAGCCGGCGCACGACGACCTACTGAGAGCTGTCATTCCCGCGAAGGCGGGAACCCAGAACCACGGTTGGTCTGGATTCCCGCCTTCGCGGGAATGACAATTTCCTTTGAGTGTCGCGGTAGCTTCACCCCACCCTCTCCCCAGCGGGAGAGGGAGCAGCCCTCACAGCACCCGCACCCCCGGCCGCGCCGTCTTCCCCAGCATCAGCTCGGTCAGCCCCCACACCAGTGCATCCGCCCGGTCCGGCGACCGCCCCGGCCCGGCATAGCCTCCGCCGGCGAGCAGCCCGCACATCTCGTCCTCCATCTCGGCAAACCCGCCGACATGCCGAACCCGGCCCGCCGCATAGAGCCCCGCCACCGGCTCGGCCCGCGCGCTCTTGCCCCGGCTCGCCCGCACGCTCGTCACCGCCAGCTCCAGGCCCACTGCCCGCAGCACGCTCTCGACCATCGCCCCGCCATTGTTGACCTCGGCCACCACCCGGTCCGCCTCGAACTCGGCAACGGCCTTCGCCACCGCCGACGCCCAGCCCTCAGGCCCCAGCCCGTGCACGCTACGATCCCCAAGCACATAGCCCCGCCCGTCCGCGCCCAGCCCGACCGCCACGATCCCGCACGCGTCGCCGCCGATGCCCGCCGGCGGGTCCACCGCCACCACCACGCGACACAGTTCGGGCGCACGTCTCACCCGTCCCTGCTCGATCGTCGCGCGCGACCACAGCGCGCCCTCGACCTCCTCGATCAGCTCGCCGTCCAGCTCCTGCCGGCCCAGCCGCGTGCCCGAATATTCGGCCGTCACCGCCGCCAAGAAGGCAGGCGGCAGATGCGCGCGGTTGTCGAACGTCCGCCCACGCGTCGTCACCACGCCGGGCTCCGCCAGAAGCCGCCGCATGAACTGCGTCGGGCGCGGCGTGGTCGTCGCCACCGCGCGGGGATCATCCCCCTTCCGCAGTCCCATCCGCAGGTTCATCCAGGCCCGTTCCGCATCCTTCCATTTTGCGATCTCGTCGCACCAGGCGGCGCAATGCTCCGGCCCGCGCAGCGCCTCGCCCTCCTCGGCCGAATAGAGGAACGCCTTCGCGCCGTTCCCCCAGGTCAGCCGCCGCACGGAGGGCTCGAACCGCACCCGCTCCCCGGCGCACACCGCAAGCAGCCCGCTCTCGCCCTCCACCATCACCGACCGCGCCTCGCCGAGTGTCGCGCCGACCAGCGCGATCCGCGCCTCCGGGTCGCGGGCGCGGAGGCGCACCCATTCCGCACCGGTTCGTGTCTTTCCCCAGCCGCGTCCCGCCATGATCAGCCATGTCGACCATTCGCCTTCCGGCGGGCGCTGGTCCGGCCGCCCCCAGAACCGCCAGTCCGCGCCGAGCGCCGCCACCTCGGCATCGCCCAGCTCGCGATAGACTTCGGCCCGGATTTCCGCCGGCAGCCGCGCCAGCCATTCCGCGAAGGACGCGCGCCACGCATCCGCAGTCACGTGCCGCTACTCCCGCCATCGCCCTCGATCACCAGCCGTGCGCTGATCGCTTCCACCTTGGCGATGATCCTGGCCCGCACGTCCGCGGTGCTGGCACCCGCCGCAGGAGCCTCGATCGCACCCCGCCCCCAGCGCGCCGGCCGGTGCCGTCGCAGCAGGAACATCAGCAGCCCGTCGGACGGCTCGCGCGTCCGCCGTACCTCACGGCCCTTCTCCATCACGACCTTGTCGCTGCCGATCCTGGCTCGGGCCACCGCCACCGCCTCCAGGCTGTCGAGCGCCGCCTCGAACGCATCGTCCCAGGCCTGCGCGAACGCCGGATCGAGCCGCCGTTGCCGATAGGCCGTCGCGCCGCTGATGCCGACGCGCCGCAGCGCCTCGCTGGCGTTCGCCGTCTCCGCCAGCGCTTCCAGGAACAGCGCCCTCGTCGTCGCCGTCCAGCGCCGCCGCTGACGGGAGCGGCTCGGCGTGCAGGCACGGCCGACCGCCGCGTCCCAGGCGGCGGCGAATTCCTGCAGGCGTCGCCGGTCGCGATAGGCGGACCGGCGGTCCCACCCGCTCGCTTCCGCCGCCTTCACGACGCTCCGCGTCTCAGCAAGGACAGCGAGGAAGGCGGCCCGGCGCTCGCCTGCCTGCGATGTCGGTGCGTGGAAGCTCCCCTCGTCGTCGATCATCCCTGCCCCCGCCCATGAAAAAGGGCGGGTGCCTCTCGGCCCCGCCCGCAATTCCTCAGCTTGATATCCTTGTACCGGACAGCGTTACGCTTGTCAACATGAATTATCTTATTTGGTTAGTTCTAGCCCGTAAAAACTTGCCAGCCTGTCCAGCGCCAGCGCCAGTACCACCTTTCCCGCACGCGCCGGCCAGCCCATCGCCCGCTCCGCCGTCTCCAGCCCTTCACCGACACAGACCACGCGCCACAGCATGTCGGAAAGCCCGCCTCCCGCCGCCTCGACCGCCGCCATGAACCGCCGCTTCGCCGCCACCTGCGCCTCGCTCGGCGTCAGCGCCTCGCTTGGTCCCTTGCGGCCCCGCGCGACCGGCTCGCCGTCCCAGCGCATCGTCACCCTCGGGCTCAGCTGCGCCGTGGTGAAATCCTGCCGCAGCCGCTCGCCCGCCTCGAACTGCACCTCGGATATCATCCCGCGCCGCATCAGCCACCCGAGCGGCGACTCGGCGAGGTTCGCCTCCAGCATCAGCGTCCGTCCGCCGTCCACCACCCGCCGCGTTCCCATCAACCGGTTCGCCATTAGCCGTCTCCTTGCCTGCGACAGCTTTTCACTTGCCACATCCGCCCATGTGTAGGAAAAGGAAATAACCACTAAGGTTACGGAGCCCTTATGCTCACCCGCATCCGCGAAGTCCGGAAGGCGAAGCGCCTCACCCTGCATCAGGTTGCCGCGCGCTGCGAGCCGCCGACCACCGCGCAGACCATCGGCCGCCTCGAAACCGGCATGCGCACCGTCTCGGTCGGCTGGCTCAACCGCATCGCCGACGCGCTCGGCGTCGAGCCCTCGGAACTCGTCACCCTCCCCGACCGCCACGACATCCCGGTGGCGGCCGTGCTCGACGCCGCCGGCGTCGCCGCCCCGCACCGTCAGCAGGTCCTGCTGCCCCCCGCTCCCTTCCCAACGCTCGTCGGCCTGAAGATCGAGGTCGCGCAAGGCGACTACCGGGCCGGCGACGCCGTCTGGCTCGAGCGCCTCGCTCCGGAGGATTTCGCCCAGGCCCTCAACCGCGACGTCCTGGTTCCGCGCCCCGCCGGCCGCTTCGCCTTCGGCCGCCTCGCCGCCACCGCACCGGACAGCGAAGGCGCGAAGGTCAACCTCCTCCCCCTCATCCCCGGCGCACGTCAGCTCGTCATCCCGGCCGTCCCATGGATCGCCGTCGCCCGCACACTGATCCGCGCGCTCTAA